ATTTTTGGCGACACGAATTCATCAGATGAATAATCTAAATTCTCACCGAATTCAATGGAAATAATATCTTGAACTCCAATTTCCCATGTTTCTACGGTAATACCTGTTGGGTCTAGCATAAAAATTTTATATGTAAAGAGAGGTAAACCTGGTAGGGTTATTTTCTTCAATTCCTCAACGAGTTTAATCAATTGATATAACGGTTTAGTTGATGATGGGCCAATTGGATCTTTAAATGTAACCATCATATCTTCCCATCTTCCACCAACTGTATTACCTTTAAAATCATATGTTCGAAGTATATATTTAGGTTTGCTGGCAATACTTACGAGCCATTCTTGAATACCGAATTCTCTGGGAAATTCCACAATAAACCGATTCTGACATTTTGGTTCATGCGTATTATTAATTGATTCACAATCTTCTCTTTTCATTTTTTATATTTTTTATGTGCTTTTTTTAGGGTTTTATTATAATTTTTGGACTGCATATATTTGTTTCTTCCCAATTGACTGTTTTTGAGAAGCATTAACCCTCTTTTTTCGGTATATGATTTTCTATTTTCTGTTGGGTGTTTTTTCTTATAAAAGGATTTACTCGTTGGAGCACAACCAACCAATAAGATTAATAATATGAATATAATATATTTTTTCAATTTCTGTTAGATAACGTTGTATGGGCTCGGCATTGCTCTATATTTTAACGCCTCGTTTAAAAATTTAGCCTCGTTTGCTTTTCTTTCAAGTAATTTGTCAGGACGTAATCTTTCTAACCTTGCCATTAATTCTTCAATTAACTTAAACTTTTCATCTTTAGCTTCAGTTAATAATGATTGATAGTCCAATTTAACAGCGCTGTCTGGAACTTGGAGTTCTCCAGAAAATTTACCCCAAATCCTTGCAAGGCCTTCTTTGGAATATGCAATAAGATATTTTCTTACCCAGTTTTGAGCTGGCTTATTTAATTTGTCCCATGTTAGAATCTCGGTTTCAACATCCGATGGTAATTTAATAATATCTTTATTCATATCGAGGCAACTATCTCTATCAAACGTGTCATAGTACCAATACCAAACTTTCCAATTGTTTTTACTTATAGACCCGAAGTCAAACCTACCACCTGGAACATTATATAAGTGAACATGTTTCGTTCCATTGGGTCCTGCTGTAACTCTATATGTTAATTCTCCGCCAATTAATCTGTTTTTAATGTTTCTGTCTTGCATCCTCAATAAAAGGTCAAAAGCTGGTAACATAAAATAAGATCCAGACTGTCCAACTTGAGCAAATCCACCAACGCCACCAAAACCAACGCCACCGAGACCACCAAAACCACCCAAGAATGGGTCAATGATTGAATCGGATAATTCTGCCCTTGTAAACCACAATAACTCGTTAATTTCACGGCCTGCAGGAATTACATACATTTGTTGTCCCGCAACTAAACTAAAAAAATCTTTTTTCATTTCACTATTTCCACCAGCTTGTAAACCAACGATTTTTGAATACGCGTGGGTATATTGGGTTTCATAATTTAAACTTCTAGTGGTAAATGCTCTTGTTAACGATTGAGTATCTACATCGATTCCTGCTAATGCTGACCATTGTGATTCAATCAACCAATCACTAACATATTGTTCATATTCAGATAAAGATAACTCCAAGAATGTGTCCATCTGTTCTTCTAACAATTCAATACCCCGAACAGGATTTCCTAAAAGGTGCATAACCTGAGTGTATAATTTTTCTCTATCGGTAGAATTAATAACTTCTGTTGCCATATTTGACTTTATTACATAAATAGTTTATATTTACGATTGTGACAAGAGGAATTCCATATTTAATCCATGAATTAGTTAAGCGGTGCTTTGAAAATAAACTAACTTTATCAATTCAATCAATTTCTGATGAAAAAGGAGAGAATATAATTGAACGTACTGACACATATATTAAAATTACAATATATGAAAGTAATGAGAATGACGTAAATTTTGCTAAAGAGCTCGACATCTTAGTCGATAATCTTAAAACAACTCCTTAATTAATTCTTTACCAAATCCCGCAGAATATTGACCATCGCCCATAACCTGGTCGATGATGTTTTTCTTTCTTTCTAAAATGTTATATATAATTTGTTCAATTGTGTTTTCAAATATCGGATAATATACGAGGACATTTTTTACCTGACCCGTTCTATATGCCCGATCTTCAGCTTGCGAGTGATGAGCAGGAACAAATGAAAGGTCATTCATAATAACTACCTCAGCTGCGGTTAAATTAATGCCAATTCCACCAGCAATAATCTGTGCGATAAGAATTTTTATCTTTGGGTCTGTCTGAAATCTATTTATTGCTTCTTCCCTTTTTACTGTGCTCATTCTGCCATCTAATATTATTGAATTTTTTGGATATTTTTCATGCAACATATCGATTGGCATTGTAAAATTAGAAAAAACAATTGATTTTTTATCTAATTCAAGGCATTTATCAATTAGCTCAGATGTATATGGTATTTTTTCAAATGCAAGAACCTGACGAACCTTCATAAGACGGCCTAAAACCGCAACCACATTTTCCCTATCTGGCTCTTCTTCCTGAGTTTCAATGTTTAGCGTTGTACGGTGTTTATTTTCTTCCGTAATCCTCATAAATTCTTCTAACTCTTCATTATAATAAGTGCTTTTTAGCTCTAAAAAGATTTCTGAAATAATTTTCTCAGGCAATCCTGGAATTTCAACCTTCATTCTTCGTAACATAAGATTTTTTGTTCTTTCCCTTAATTCATCCAAGTTGCTTGCACCACTAGTGTTCCATACAGTTCTTGTGCTTTCACCACTTCGAACTCTCATTTTAAATCCTCTACAATATCTCTTAACATAGTGCTGCCAGTTTAAAGCAACAGGAGAGTCAACAAGTTTTAACAAATTAAAATAATTAATGGGTCTCGAAGTCATCGGAGTTCCTGTTAATAACCATACTTTGGGAATTACTTCCAAAATATCATTTAATAGTTTTGTTCTATTGGCAGTAGTATTGGAAATATAATGAGCCTCATCAACAATTGCAAGGTCAAATTTTTCGTTAACTATTAATTTGTAATCTTCATTTTCTTCTTTCTTGTCAGTTGTGTGATAATTTTTAAGAATATCATAATTTATAATATAATATTTGAATGTTGAACCCCATTTACGACCTTCAATAATCAAAACCCTTTCTTTAGAATAATTTTCAATTTCTTTTTTCCAATTTATTTTAACAGACGCGGGACAAACAATGAGAATTTTCTTTGCCTCACATTCTAATGAGGCAATAATTGCTGAAGTTGTTTTTCCAAGACCCATATCATCAGCTAAAATAAACTTATCATTAGCGAGAAGTGCTTCAATTGCTCGAGGCTGCCAGGGTTTTGGGGGTCTATGATCATATTTTGAATAATCTATAACACGGGTTAATTTTTTTTCAGGTTGTAACACTGCGCCTTTGGGTAACCAAAACGCATGATTCTGTTCGGAATCAAACATTTTACCCCAAATGTGATATGCCTTGTCCGATTCACATAATAACTTTTCACACCATATTTTTTCCACAGGTTTAGTTAATAGCTTATCTTCTTGTAACTTTTCACCAAATGAAATAACGAGGTTAATATATTTTCGTGCAACTTTCGGAGTTACTTGATAATATTTTAAAACATAATCGGCTTGTGGACGAGTTAGTTTAAAACTTTTATTATTTAAAAATCTTGTTTTCCATCCTATCAGTTGGTTATTATGACCATCATAGATTGATAGAATGTTTTTAGCCTCAATTTCGGGAATCTTTGTCTCCATATTTAAATTATAACTTAATATACATAATTAGAATGAAAAATTAAACTATTTATAGACATGGGAGAAAATAAATTACCTATAACAAGATTAAGCAAATTCTTCTCAGAAGATGATTTTAACCTACATATGCAATTGGGAGAAGAATATCTTAGTGGAGATATTAACATGACACTCGTTCTCTATCGTGTTGATCGAACAAGAACAGACAATGATAATGTCTATGCGGAAGTTGGAAAAGACCAAATAACTACTTTACCACCTGTTGAATTTCATGGACTTGTACGAATTCTAGAAGCGGAAAACAAATCATATAAGACAGGACTACTAAGATTCCTCGAGCCTGGAAACATGATGATATCGGTTTATGTGAAACAATTAACGGATTTAAATATCGACATAAAATTTGGGGATTATATTGGATATCCTGATAGTGAGAGTAGAGTACGATATTATACGGTAGCAAACGATGGAAAGGTTAATGCCGATAATAAACATCATCATTTTGGATATAAACCGTCTTACAGAACAATAATTTGTGTACCGACACAAGAAAACGAATTTAGAGGAGTTTAAAATGGGATTACCTAAGAAAAACGACATTCACGTTTATACGGAAAAGGAAATACTTGAAAGAAGACAAGAATTGTTAGATAGAATAACAAAATCTAATACCTATCTGCCCGATCAAATATTACACGATGATTTGGATATGGGAATGTTGGAATTTGTTAAAAAGAATATGATTGTTATTTCTGATGGTGTT